AGATGCACCGTTTGAGATACGAGATTATCAGTACGATGCGATATCACATGGTATAGAGAACAAAAGATGTTTATTACTCTCCCCTACTGGAAGTGGTAAGTCGTTTATCATCTATAATCTATTACGTTGGTACTATGACAATCACGATAAGAACATGTTAATTATTGTTCCCACAACAAGTTTAGTAGAACAATTATATAAAGACTTTTATGAATATGGATTTGACGTAGAGAATGAAGTACATCGTATCTATTCTGGAAAGGATAAGATTACAGATAAAAGAATTATTATTTCTACGTGGCAATCTATATATCGTCTTAAGTTTGATTGGTTTGAACAATTCGGTGCGGTCTTTGGAGACGAAGTACATTTATTTAAGGCTAAGTCGTTGACGGGTGTAATGAATAAATGTAAGAATGCAGAATATCGTTTTGGTACTACGGGTACACTGGACGGTACAGAAACAAATAAATTAGTATTAGAAGGATTGTTCGGACTGACACATAAAGTAATTGCAACCAAAGACTTACAAGTCCGTGGTACACTTGCGGGTCTTGATATTAATGTTATACTTCTTAGATACCACAATGACGTTTGTCATTTATTAAAAGGTAAGACTTATGCAGAAGAAGTAGATTATATTGTCCGACACGAAAAACGAAATAATTTTATTAAGAACTTAACATTAGATTTAAAAGGTAATACACTAGTATTGTTTCAATATGTAGAGAAACATGGTAAAGAGTTATTTGATATCATAAGAAAGGGTGCAGAGAAAGACCGAAAAGTATTTTATGTATCTGGAGAAGTAGATGCAAAAGACCGTGAACAAATACGTGGTATTGTAGAGTCGCAGAAGAATGCAATCATTGTTGCATCGTTAGGTACATTTAGTACTGGGATAAATATTAAGAACTTACATAACATTGTATTTGCAAGTCCGAGTAAAAGTCAGATAAAAGTATTACAATCTATCGGACGTGGACTCAGACAATCAGATGACGGTAGTAATACTACACTCTATGATATCGCAGATGATTTACATGTAAAAGGACACAAGAACTTTACTTTGCGTCATTCTGGAGAAAGAATAAAGATATATGCAAAGGAACAGTTCCCGTATAAGATAATACCCGTTAATTTAAAATAGTATAAATAATAGTATGGATAAAAAAATAGGTGACGTAAGACACTTTAAACTTGCATCAGGAGACGAAGTTATATGCGAAGTTATTGAATGGAATGACCCATACAGTGATGATGCAACTCGTCAAGAAGAAATCGTAATCAGAAAGGCAGTGAAAATGGTTTATGCAAAATCAACTACTGGTTTTCCGTTTTATACGATGCGTCCGTTTATGGTGTATCAAGAAAGTCTTGCAAGTATTATGTCATTGAATTCTTATCATATTGTCAGTATGGCAAAACCACCCGAACATTTATTATTGCAATGGGAAGAAGCATTATTAGATATGAACGCAAACTATGAAGATAGAATGCGTAGTTGGAAAGATGCAGAGGCTGCTATGCGTGAAGGTAAGATACAAGAATATGTAGACGGATTAGTTGAAAAGACAAAAGAAGAAGTCGAAGAAGCTGCAGATAAATTAGGAAAGTTATTATTCTTCCCTATGCATGACCCAGATAAAGATAAATTACACTAGGTATTCAGCGGGGGGCGGAACTTAGCAGAGATTATATACGATGAAACAAGTTTTGTCAAGAACTAATTTAATTATTGACTAAATATGTTTTATCAAGTATAATACAGAACAATTAAAATATGGATATATTATGACACAAAAAATAAAACCACAAGATAAACCACACTACGTAAACAACAAAGAGTTTTCTCTTGCGGTTGTAGATTACTGTAATAGATTACAGAAAGCACAGAAACAGAAGTCAAAGAAAATCCCAGTGATTGATAATTACATTGCAGAGTGTTTTCTAAAAATCGCAGAAGGATTATCACACAAATCTAATTTTATTCGATATACTTATCGTGAAGAAATGGTTATGGACGCAGTAGAGAATTGTTTAAAAGCAATCAAGAACTATGATATTGAGACTGCAACTAGAACGGGAACACCTAATGCATTCGCATACTTTACGCAAATCGCTTGGTATGCATTCTTACGTAGAATAGATAAAGAAAAGAAACAACAAGATATCAAACTAAAATATATGGCAAACATTGAGTATGAAGATTTAGTTGATAACGAGAGTGGAACAGAACAATCAGATGAAGCTGGACAATTCCTAGTGGATACTCTTAGACAAAAGATAGATGATATTAAGAGTGTAGACCGTTATTGGAAAGATGTCGTGACCGAAGAGAAGAAGAAAAGAAAAAGACGTGCGGTCAATGTGGACTCGGATTTAAAGGATTTTTTATCAGATTAAGTCAAAAACTTAATTTGTATAAATAATACTGAATACTGAATACGCCGCCAAGGGGGGTGTATAGCTTAGGCTGAGTATTCAGACTTCGTTCATCTTATTTTATATAAGACGGAAGTAGGAAAACCTGAAAACCTCTTTCTATTCAGAAAGGAAAGCTAAGTACCGCAAGGGAACAGAGACCGACAGTTTTACCGAAGGAACGCTATGAGAAGGGTGTAGTCGTGAGACTATGTACGAAATCGATTAGAAAACTGGAGGGCGAACCTATGTATTACAGAGGTATCAAACAAACTCCCGAAAATGTTGCGAAAGAGAAAAAATCTCGTGTCGCAGGCATTTATCGTGGAATTAAACATGATGCAATCACTGTAAAATCATCTAACGCTGCTAAAAAAGCACAAGGTGGTATTTATCGTGGTGTAAAACATGTATAAAGTAAGACACCAAAAACTGGGTAAAGTCGATGCGTATATTGGAATTTTTATATTTTCGATTGCGTTGATTTTATTCTTGTCTTAAAAACAAGGGGGACTTCGTGTCCCCCTATGTTTTAAAATATCAATGATAGTAGTATAACACTACAAAGACATAATGAAGGTATCATGAATATACTAGTGTTCCATTCCCATGGTTTTAAGTCATCATTATTACCAGACCATATCTTATCTATCCTACCACTTTTCATCAATTTGTCTAGTGTTTTCATATTGTGTCATTTGTGTGACAATTGTGTGTCACAAGTGTAACTATTTATACAAATAGTAATTTATAAAAAAAAGGGAAGATATTTCTATCTCCCCTTTTGAGAGGTAATTGTAGACTTTCTCATTTCTACATTGAGTGTTCGGTAACTAACCCTAGTCTGATTACTCTTTAGTCGACTAGTGACTTTGAGTTTCTACTGAAATCTTCCTCGTTTAGTAAATCCTAAACCCTTATTATTTTCGTTTTCTCTTTTCTGTCTACGTATTGCTTTATCTTTCAATAGTCTACGTTTCTCTCTACGAGTCTGAAAGAACTCTCTGTCTTTCAAGTCTTGCATGATATTCGCATTCTTTACTTTCTTTTTGAAAGTACGTAATGCTCTATCTACATTACCTTCTCGTACATACACAGAAAGTCCCGTATCTTTAGGGCCTGTATATTTCTTCTTAGGTTTTCTATCGAATGATTTTGGTTTCTGTATTCTTCGATTAAATTTTCTCATTGTCGTATTATACCGATACGAACAACAAATGTCAAGTTATTTCTATATCTGCTGTTGTCTCAATAACAACCCTTGCACCACATGGTAATATAGGTTTTTCATTACCACCATATCGTATTGTACTTTCACCTAAAATTTTTACTTCATGACAATATGTATTAGTCTTCCCTTCCTTTATAGTAATAACTGGTTCATTAGTACCATGTTTTTTATTGGAACGAATTTTGTGTTGATTTACATGAATATATTTTTTTTTAGTTTTTTTCATATTTTTAATTGAACCGAAACTCCACACCCACATGAGGATACTTCGTTTGGATTTATGATTTTAAAGAACTCGTTAAGTCCTTCTCTTTGATAGTCTAAGGTAGAACCTTTGAGGAATGGTAAACTTATATCATCAACAACAATTTTAAATTTACCGTAATCTAGAACATTATCGTTTGAAGTAATAGTGTCGGTGTGTTCAATAACATACTCATACCCAGCACAACCACCACCAGTAACCCCAAGACGAATATTACTTTTCTCGGGAGTAAACTCTCCACATCGTTCAACAGCTTTTGTAATCGCTTCATTTGTTAGTTCTATCATTGATTGTGTTTACGGTGTGCAATTTTACTTTCCCAATCTTCGATTGCCTTTCTTATACCTTCTTCTGCAAGAACAGAACAATGTAATTTAATCTTGGGTAATTCTAATGCATCTGCAATATCTTTATCTTTGATTTCTTTTGCTTGTTCTATAGTCTTACCTTTTAACATTTCAACAAACATAGTAGATGATGCAATTGCAGAACCACAACCATAAGTCTTGAACTTGACATCTTCTATGACATCTCCGTTCATCTTAAGGTCTAGTTTCATAACATCACCACAAGCAGGAGCTCCTACGAGTCCAGTTGCGACATTCGGGTCTTTAGGGTCAAACCTACCCACCGCATGTTTCTTCGGGTTCTTTAATACAGACTCAAATCGGTCTATTACTTTATTACTATATGCCATACTACTATTTATAAAAATCGTGCAGTTGATTGCACAGTAGTTCAATGTCTCGGGGATTACCCGATTTCTTACACTCTATTTTTTATCTAGGTGGTTTCGGCCTTCCACCATAACAAGTATCGTTTTACTGCAAATCCCAACCCAACTACATAAGAATTTCTTTGCAATCATTGTTCGATGTTAATTCTAGTCTCACTAC